ATAATGTTGGGTGCCATGATGCACATACCCCATTGCCCAAAGAGGAACAGTAGTAACAATGTCATTGTTGTTCTTCCAACGATGATGTGTTACGTTTAAACTTTTAACATAACCTCTCCAACCCACACGTGGCGAACCAAAGGTATACAGTTCGACTGGATCGTTAAGTTCTACGTCATGCATACAACGGCTACACATAATAGTTGCCATTGCCGCTCCTAGGCTATGTCCACAGAACCATAGTGTCTTGCCTAAGTTTGCTTTACGATTGATGTCTTCTGAAATAGCAGGCCATAGTTCGTCTACTTCTGCTTTAAACCCTTGATGAACTCTTGATATTGTTTCTGCCATTACTGGCAATGCTTTTAGATCTGCACTAATATCATTAAACTCAGTAGGCTGAGTTCCACGACATGCAATTACAAGATCGTCTTTGTTCATAAATCGATATGCCTGTGCTCCTTCCTTGTCGTAAAATTCTACAGTTGTAAATCCTAAAGTTTTTGCTTGCTTTTTTGCATCTTTTAAGTTATAATAAGAAATCTTAGATAGTTTAGCAAACAGTAAGGAACGATTTTTGAAACTCATATTCGATATTGACATTTAGTGCCCTCCGTTATGATAATATTTATATGCAATGTGTACTAAATACAGTATAGGAACATAATGCCATGAAAAAACGTACCAGAAGTATACTAGAAGAACTTAATAATGTGCATGGTCGCAAGGATAGCGATCATCTTATTGATGTCTCTGCCAATAATATTATTGAAAGTGCAATTAACCTATTGAGTCGTATTCATTCTACTTATGATGCAGACACAGCCGGAGAGTTAGAAAGACGTTTTATCAATAGTATTAAATCAAATGATCCTCGTAAATTTAGACGTAGCATGAACAGAATAATAGAGAGTAAGAAAAATGATTCTTAAAGAAGGCGGCAACATATTTAAAACTGAGCAAGGTGCAATTACTCAGCGTATTGCTACAAAGGATGTTCAGTCTTCAATCAACTTTATTGAAAAGATTACAGGCTTGACCTTTGACGAAGAAGATTGGCTAGGTACAACTGGAAAGAAAGTTGATCCAGATGGCGAGTTTGAAAAGAACAGCTCTGGTGACTTAGATCTAAACACAGACGCAAACAAAGTAAGCAAAGAACAATTGATTGCTAAATTAAGTGCGTGGCTCAAGAGTGAAGGCATTCCAGAAGAAGACATTATGAATGTAGGTCGTAAAAAGACTGACGGCTGGATCAAAGACGCTGGCGACCAAGTACATTTCCGCACACCTATTGCTGGCAGTGACAAGAACGGTTATGTTCAAACAGACTTTATGTTTACTACCAATCCAAATTTTCAGCGTGGAGCCAAGCGTGGCGGAACAGCACAGTTTGGCGGAACTGACAGAGCTATCCTGCTATCAGCTATTGCAAGAGGACGCGGACTAAAGTTTAGTCCTAAGTTTGGGTTAGTTGATCCACAGCAAGGCGACAAAGTTGTTGCTGATACTTGGGACAAAATTGCACCGTTGCTATTAGGCAAAGGAGCAAAAGAACCAGATACGCACACTGTTGAAACTATGCTTGCATTTTTAAAGAAAGATCCAAACTACGAAGAACTAATTGCTCCGTGGAAAGAAACAATGACTAAGGCTGGCAAAGAAGTACCAGAGTCTAAAACACCGACTGGTTATGCTACACTAGAAGACAAGCAACTTGCACGTATCAAAGAACTTAGTGGCAACATGGGAAATGTTGTAATGTCAAGTGGAAGCTTTATAAGATGAGATTTAGTGAAATTAAGGGAGGCGGCAAAGCTGCTGATCAAGTCCGAGGCAATGTAAAAATGCCAGCAAAGAAAAAGCGAGGCAAACATCCGTTTGCTAAACAGCTTGTGGGCGAATCAATTTTAAATGAAGAGTTCAAAGGTCGCGAGTATAATCACTTAGAAGACCTAGTGTTTATTAAAGGATCTAAAGGCGCACAAGAAGCAGCAGACATCCTAGACAAACTAGGAACTAACAGTGACGATGTTGCAATCAAGTGGGACGGCAATCCTACTATCTATTGGGGACGTGAACCTAACGGCGAGTTTGTTCTAGTAGGTAAGAATGGTTGGGGACGCAACAAGTCAACAAGCGCAGATGATCTATCACGCTTTATACAAAATTCAGGCAAGGGTGTAGAAGAACAACCTTGGCGCAAAGACTTTGGCGAAGAAATGGCAGAAGTGTTTGAACTAATGAAGTCGGCAACTCCTGGAAGTTTCCGCGGATATGTTTACGGCGACTTGTTATATAGTCCACGCAAACCATTTACAGCAACCAAAGGTGCTGTAGAATTTGAACCAAATAAAGTCAAGTACACAGTTGGCACGAATGGCCCACTCGGCGAGCGCATAGCGAACTCAAAAGTGGGTGTAGTAGTTCACACAAAACTTGAAGAGTTTGGTTCAAAGACTGCAACTCCTTTTACGGATGTAGAAGAACTTAATAGTAGAGATGTTGTGGTACTAGGACAGACTTATACAACACATCAACCCAAAGTAGACACTGCTGAAGTTAAAAGTATTAGAGCAACGGCAGACAAGAACGCACAATTAATTGACAACTTCCTTGCTCCTGTTGCAGGGCTAAGTGATATGAAGAACATCATTTATACATATGTTAATCATATGACACGCACACAGCAATTGAAGAATATTGAAAATGGTTTTTTTGATTGGCTCAGTGCATCTAAGGTAAGTACTAACAAGCAAGCAAAGATTGCAGATATGAACACAGCAAGCCCTAAGGCTCTGCCTGCTATATTTGGACTTGTAAAACAGATTATGTCTGCAAAGGATCATATTATTGATCAATTAGACAGCGCCGATGCAGACGTTAAAGCAACAACAAAAGGCGAACAGGGCGGCGAAGGATACGTTGCTCTAGGATCAAAGACTAAACTAGTGCCACGCACACGCTGGCAACCAAATTAAGGAAGTAGACAATGAAAATTAATGAAGTAACAGAAGCAGCAATAGATCCTAAAAGATCAAACTACGCAGATAACAGTTATAGCGATGCTCGCAAATACGGCCAAAGAATGCAGCGCATGATGGATAAAGAGTCTGTTGCAGCAGGATTTGTTATTAAGGATGAAGCTTTATGGAATAAAGTTTCTAGACTAGGATCCATGCTTGCTGAATTACCAGGCGGCCTGGCAAAGAATCCTCAAGAAGCAATTCAAAAATCAGAAATGTCTAAAGAAGAAATGCAAAAAGTTGGTTCTATGATGGCAAAATTTGAGAAATGGGAAAGGTCAAAACCAAAAGCACAAGCAGACGAACCAGAAGATGACGAGTTTGCAGCGCCAAGCGATGATGAGATTGCACGTCAGGCAGATGCAAGAGCAAGAGCAAGACAAGTTAGATAATGACTGAAACATACACAGCAGCACAATGGGCAGAACTTGAAGGCGGTCACGAAATGACTCCAACTAAAGAACAACCATTTGCCTTTTTAAAAGACATACATGAATCACGTATGACTAAGGACAACGGTAGCTCACAAAAGCTAACCTATTCTGACTGTGGTGAACGAGCATACCTAACACTACTAGCATTAGAAACAATGCGACAGTATCCAGACTTTCAAGGATACGTGCAGCGTTATTGCAAAAAGACAGCAGGTTTTGAGTTATACAAAACTTATCGCATAATGGGCACCGACCTCTACAACTTTATCTACTTCCTTGTAGGGGATGGCAAAGCACAAGATAAACTCAAAGATCCAGACAGCGCAAAGCGTATGCGAGCTAGTACTAAACTACCAACCGCAGCAATCAATAGATATATTAATGCACTTGCACAAGGCAAAACACCTACACAAGTTAATAGTATGTTTATGGCTATCGAAAGTGCTATCAAAATTACCAACAGTGACTACAAAGCAATACGTAGAAATCTAGCAAACTTTGCAAGACTTACAAAAGCAGAGAAGCGTTTGATATCCACACGCCTTATCTTTGCTGTTCGTGCTAAACTACGCAGTTCGGATATTATTGAAGACTTTGAAAAGTTTGCAGCAGTGAAGAACTTAGAAAAAGCAAGTGTAATAGATCCAGAACCAACTGTATCAACACCTGATCTAAGCACAACAGGTGCTGAACTAGCATTGTATAGATATCTAGTAGGCGACAAGAATCTAGCACTTACCAAAAAGTTCTTGGAGCAAGCCAAAAACGGCAAAGCAGCAAGTGCAAACATGGTACAAGCATATATGCCAGCTATTAAAATGATAGATGATATTGTACAAGCTGGTCCAGGCGCAGTACAACAGCTAAGAGCTCTACATAAGAGAGCTAAAAAACGTTAAAGTAAACGTAAAAATATCATAAGATGATAAATAATATTATACAATAAGAAGAGAATCTTATTTTACCATTAGATCATAGGAGAATATAAAATGGCAGCAGTAACAAAAGTAAACGGCGTAAACGTAATCGCAGGTAACGGACTAGGTCCAGTAACACGCATTATCTCGCTTTCAAAAACAGCAATCACAACAACAGCAATTGCAGATCTTAACGCAGTAGTAGAAGCAATGACAGCTGGTGGCGTAAAAGGCACAGACGATGCAGTAAGCATTGCAGGTGTTGCACACACAGCAACTGGCGTTGCACACATTGCAGTACAAGGCACAGGCGTACTAACACCTGGCGCTGACTACCGTGGCGTAACAGGTGTAACAGCAGCACTAGTTGCAACGTTCACAGACTAAATTCTAACTACCTTAGAATCGTGATTATGGCCGTAAGGCAGGCGTCACACTAAACAGTCACTTTAACGAGTGACTGTTTTTTTATGACTTAAATACTGTATGAGATTTATAATACATACACTTGTAGACATAACTGAGACCGGCAGTCGACGTGGTGACGATCCCAAACAGTATCGTCAACAACAAAATTTCCTTACAGTTATGCAAACAATTGGAATGAGAGTAAATCCAACTTACATAACATCACCAGAGATTGTTGAAGACATTCCTAGTAAATACAACCTGGGTACAAAATATAAGAACAAGCAAAACATATGGCAATATGAGTTTGATATAGAATATACTGATGCACTAGACATTGATACACTAAAAAATGACTTCAATCTTATACCAATTATCACAGGATTGGATGAAACTGTGAGCTTTGAAAATGACGTTTTTATCACCAAAAACCCTAGTATAAACAACATATTTTTCGATTTATATGATAAATAAAATTGTAGCTTAAAAACTACCAGGCATATAAAACACACATCCGAAGGCCAACCTTGAGTTTACTTTAACCATTACTGGAGTTATATATGTCTGACACAATTAAGACAACAAGTTTAGAAAAAGAAAGTTTAGAAGCACACGTTGATCTGTGCGCATTGCGCTATGACAACTTAAATAATCGCCTAAACACTGTTGAATCAACTCTTAAATCAATTCATGAAGACATCAAAAGTGGTCAAAACTCAATGACCAAAGTGCTAGTTGGCACAGCAGGAACAGTTATTGCAGGTTTACTATCAACTGTTGTCGTCATTTTAATGAAATTCTAATCCACTCACGATAAATAACTATATGTTATTACGTGAGTTTTTTATTGACCCCGAAGAAGAAGTCCTAGAAGAAGGACAAACATGGGCACGATCTGGTAAGAAGGTTGTGCGCAAATTCCGTTGTTCTAGTGGACCACGTAAGAATCGAGTTGTTGCTAAGATGGCACAATGCTTTGCAGCACCTGATGTTAAAAAACGCATGATCTTTAAAAAGACCAAAGCTAGACTAGGTGGCAGAATGATTCGCAAAGCTCGTAAAACCAAACGTATCAATCCAGCAAGTAAAAGAGTGCAAGCTCTTAACCGTAAGAGGTAATAAATGTTATTAAGAGAGCTTCTTACAGAATGGGTATGTGGTCAGTGTAATGCAGAGCCATGTGTTTGCGAAGGCAACGAGTTCGAAGAAGGCGTAACAACTATCTTTGGTAAGAGTGGTAACAAGACTGTGCGTAAGTATCGTTGCACAAGTGGTACACGCAAAGGACGTATTGTTGCAAAACCAGCAACGTGTAATGCTCCTAAAAATGTTAAGGCAGCAAATACACTAAAGAAAACTAGACGCTCTAAAGGACCGCAGATAAGTATAAAGAGCACACGTACCAAACGTACAAATCCAGCTAGCCAAAAGCTAAAAAGATTAAATACTGGACGTAGAAGAATTAAACCTAGAAACAGAAGAGGTGCAAGGATATGAGAATAGATGAACTAGTAGGAACACCAGCTGACCAACAAGGTATGGCTACACCAACAAATGTTGCAGGCACTCCTACAGCAGATCCAACTCAGCCTGTGCCTGCTCCAGGACAACAGATGGGCGCCAACAATAAAAGTCCTGAAGCAATGAAAGCAAAAGCTGATCAAAAGAAACAAGTTCAAGCACAAATCAAATCAACACAAAACCAATTAAATCTTTTAAAAAAGCAGTTGGCAAGCATAAGATGAGAATCATAGACATCGTAGATGAGATATACATGACCAATGAAGAGAAATCTCTTTTGGAAACCATCGACGATGTACGTCCGCTAGGATCATTTCCTGAGCGAGATCAAACCATTATCAATAACCTAATTCGTAAAAGTATAATAAGTAAAGTACAAACTCAAAATGGAACGATAGTGGTGATACGGAATGACAACTGAAAATCTATTAAATGACCTGGAAGAAATCGTTAACAAAGGACTTGAAGACAGTGCTATCCCTGATTCGAGAGGTAATAGCATCAGAATCAAGCATATCGTGGTTCGCAAAAGTCCTAAAGGTTATCTGATCTATGACGCCAAAGAAAATCGTCAAGTAACACGTACTATATTTAAAACTACTGCAATTGCAATTGCTAAAAATTTAGCGCAAGGAAAAGATTTAGTCGAAGAGCTCATAGAGTATGATAATATGATGTCAAAACATTATAATGATGCAGTATTTTACAAACATTCTATTAAAAAATGCAAAGATGCACTAACAAAAGAGATAAGAGAAACAAGATTAGACATATCCATACAAGAATCTAGACGAGTACGCAGTCTTTTAGACCACTATATTTTTTGTTAGTGATAAATATAATATAGAACACCTATCAACAGGAAGAATAAAATGCAAATTAGAGAATTTTCAAAGCCATTAACGGCTGCAAAACTAAATGAAAGCCTAGCACAACGCTTTGGTTCAAAGATTAACATTGACGAGTTTACAACTGAGCAACTACAAGACGCTCGTAACAAATTACGCACTCAAGTGTTTAATGTAGAAACAACTGAAAGCTTTGACGCTGTTCAGCAAAAAGGTCACAGCAAGAACAAATTGTTCTTAGACGTACTTAATGCTGCATTATCAGAACGTGATGATGTTGCTGTAGCAATTGATGAAGCAATTGAATCATTAAACGAAGGCGAAGAAGATAAAGCAGAGCTAGTAATGGCAGCTAAGGACATGGTTGATCGTGTTACTGGTTGGATGGAAGACACTGCTGAAATGCAAACAGAGTCAATGCTAGAACTAGCAGATGCTATCCGTGACGAAATGGGCAGTGAGCAAGCAGAAGCATTTACATCATCAGTGAAGCCTGCACTAGAAGCAATGTACGGTGTAATGGAAACAACACGAGTTACACTAACACAAGGTGTTGGTATGCTAACTGGTGAAGCTGAGCCAATGGATGCTATGGGTGCTGAAGATCCAGACATGGATATGGAACCAACAGTTGATGGCGACGAAGACGAAACAGAAGTACCACTAGGTGATACAGATGACGACTTTGGAGCAGCAGATGCAGCAGCAGGCGGCGACGAACTAGGTGGTCGTGAAAAGCGTGAAAGTATAGAGCGTTCAAAAAAAAAGTAAATGAAGCTGTAGATAGTCAGTCTATCTACGCTTTACTACGCCAACAGAAAGCAGCCGGAGTGGCTGCTTTATCTATTAAAAAACTAGACAAATACATGCGCAATCAAGGCAAAGGCAACTTTGACTATGAAAGTTTCAAAGCAATGTATGATGCTGATCCAAGACTACAACAGCTAGTTACTAACTTTGATAAAGACAAGATTGAGTTTAAGCAAAGTGAAGTAGATGATGTTGCAGGAGCAGTACCAGGCAACCCAGGTCGTCCAAGTGACACTGTGGGCAACATGGCTAAAAACGCTACAGACGTAGGCGACAAACTTTAAGACGTAAAATAGCATAGAATTTACGTCTATTATTGAGATAGACGTAAATCTTAAACATAATTACACATAAGAGGACGCAACGATGGCGTATTCGGACAAAGTGTTAGACCATTACGAAAATCCCCGTAATGTTGGTAAGTGGGATCCAGCAGACAACATTGGAACAGGAATGGTAGGCGCTCCTGCTTGTGGTGATGTTATGCGATTGCAAATCAAAGTAGAAGACAATATAATAACTGATGCTAAGTTTAAAACATACGGCTGCGGCAGTGCTATTGCCAGCAGTAGTTTAGTTACAGAATGGGTAAAAGGCATGTCCTTAGAAACAGCAGCCCAAATAAAGAACACAGACCTAGCAACAGAACTTGCACTTCCTCCAGTTAAGATACATTGCTCAGTACTAGCAGAAGATGCTATCAAAGCAGCAATAGCAGACTATAAATCAAAATAACGGTTGACAAGATACTCAATTGGTGCTATTATAAACACTAATAGGAGAACTTATGACTGATAGAACCCACGAAGACATTGTTAAAAACATTACAGAAGTAATGGAACAATATGTAGCACCAAATGTAGCACAGCACGGAGGCGAAGTAAACTTTGTCAGCTTTGAAAACGGTGTCGTATTAGTAGAATTAAGTGGAGCATGTTCGGGTTGTGCAGGCAGTACAATGACACTCAAACATGGTATCCGACAAATGATGACACAGTTAATACCAGAAGTATCAGACGTTGAAGGCATTGATGATCCGCTTTCAACAGTTGATCCGTATTTTATGCACGATCCATTTGGAGATCACAGCTTTGGCGAGGAAAATTAATTGAGTTTAATTATAGAAAAGTACAAGTATGAAAAACTCAAACGTGTTGAAGTAGACGGCAAGCGTCGATATGCAGCACCAGGCGGACCTCCAGTAGCAAGTGTAACAACTATCCTTAGTGGTACTAAAGATATGAGTCATCTCATTGCTTGGAAGAAGCGTGTAGGCGAAGCAAAGGCACAGGAAATTGTTACTGAAGCTAGTGGCGTAGGTACACGCATGCACAAGTATCTTGAAGACTATGTAGACAATGGTGTGTGGACAGAAAGCGCAGGCAGCAATCCATACGCACAACAAGCCTACAAGATGGCATGTGTTATACGTGACGAAGCTATGGGTGATGTAGATGAAATATGGGGCAGTGAAGTTCCGCTTTATGTCCCTGGCATCTTCGCAGGCACAACTGACCTAGTAGGACAGTACAAAGGCAATCCTTGTATTATGGACTTCAAGCAAACCAACAAGCCTAAGAAGCCCGAGTGGGTAGAAGACTATTATCTACAGCTTACAGCATACGCACTAGGACACAACGAAGTACACGGCACTGACATACGTGAAGGACATATCTTTATGTGCAGTCGTGCTTTAGAGTACCAACAATTTGATCTATGGCCAGATGAGTTTGCAGAATGGGAACAAGAATGGTGGAATCGCTGTCGCCAGTATTATGAGAAGCACGGATAAATACTACTACAATAACGTAGGAGTATTAGTATGGCCGTAGTTTCCATCAGCAGAATTCAAGTTCGAAGAGGACAAAAAAACACAGGTAGCGGATTGCCACAATTAGCAAGTGGTGAATTTGGATGGGCTGTTGACTCACAAGAATTATTTATTGGTAACGGCAGTGTAGCAGAAGGTGCTCCATATGTAGGCAACACTAAAATGTTGACTGAAAATGATAACCTATTTGAGTTTGCAAACACATATTCATATAAAAACAATTTAAACGTACAAACAGGTGATTCTCCTAATAATCCTGTACTACGAACTTTACAAGCTAGACTAGATGATAGAGTAAGTGTTCGTTCTTTTGGTGCTCCGGGCGACGGAACAAATCAAACACTTGCACTACAACGTGCAATTGATCAATTATACTTAAATGCATCAAATAAAGGACAAGCGCAAGCTAGAGTTGAACTTATCCTCGAACCAGGCGAATACTTAATAAATGACACAATTTATCTACCACCTTTTACAACTATCAGAGGCGCTGGCAAAGACAAAACTATTATTAATGCCGGAAACCATGTAGCATTTCAAACAGTAAATGAAACAAGTACACCTGGAGTGTATGCAAGCGATGCAACTAGTACAACATTAAACCAAGCTAGAGATATTAGTATATCAGGCTTAACAATTAATACAACACAAGGCCCTGGATTAAATTTAGTTAGTTGTAAAGACAGTAAATTTACAGATATAGTTTTATCAGGAGACTATACTTTGGGCGATGACATTGACGTGAACAGTAATGGTATAAAACTTACATCACTTAGTACAGCAGTTAGTTCAAACAATAACTTATTTACTAATGTTGAAATAAGAAAATTTGCAACAGCAGTTTATTCAGATAATGACATAGCAAACAACACATGGTCAAAATGTACTTTTGATACACTTTATCAAGGATTTGCTTTTGGAGTAGGCACAATATTAGGAACCAGTGGCATGTTAACTGGACCAATTAACAATAGAGTAATTGAAAGTAAATTTGATAATATTTGGTCAATAGCAATTCATATCGAAAATGGTACAGAAAATTCCAGTCAACACAACAAATATTACAATGTGGGCAATAATGGCGGATCTGCAACACTCAATCAACATCCAGTTATTAAATTAGTGAGTATTAGAAATGCTAGTACAGATGATTGGTTCCAACGCAGTGAAGAACTAGGATACAACGAAACATATAAAAATAATGTAAGGTATAATCCAGAAGTAAAAGGTCCAGTTATTACAGAATTTGGTACAACACACAAGTTAAGTTTAAATAACAGTGGAGAGTTCACTAAATTGTTTAGACTGCCTGCTGAAACTACTAAAGGTTATGAAATAGATTACATTTATAAAAGCAATATTGTTGATGCAACAAGAATAGGAACAATGACATTGGTTGTTGATCCTGTAAATGATACCTATAATTTTTCTGATGAATATGATTATACAGGTAATATAATTTATTCAGAGCAATTGTCATTTGATGCAAATCTTTATGACGAAGACGGTGACACTAATAATGACACAGTATCTGTAATGATGCAAAATCTAACAGCTAACTCTAGTGGTACTATTAGTGGAATAGCATTGACAAATCCTGTAGTAGTTACAACAAGCAATGATCCAAATTTAACATCTGGACAACAGATATTAATCACGGGTGTAGTAGGAACAACACAATTGAATAATAATAGATATTATGTTGACAATGTGACTAATACAGGCGGCACAACATATACATTTGAATTGTATACAGATATCTCATTGTCAACTAGTGTTAACGGCGGCGTAGGATTTACTCCATGGACGTCAGGCGGCAACGTATCAAATAGTGACAATGCTAGTTTTCATTATAGAGTTAAAACTAAATCGTAATTTTATGCTTGACAATTACCGTTGTTCTATGTTACTATATTAATATAGAAACAAGGTAAAAAAAGTACAATTATGTTTGAAAAACCATATCAAGAAAGACTGTTGTTCTGGAGAGAACTCCGGGATAGTCTTGAAGTTTCAAAAAATCCTATTCAAGATACAATAGATTTTTACAATTGTGCGCCACACTGCTCGATTGCAACTGATCCTTACACTCCAAGTAGTTGGCCTGATCCTTGGGAACTATTAGAGGAAAATAATTATTGTGCCTTTGTAAAGATTCTTGCAATTTGTTACACCTTGCAATTAACTGATGTTTTATCCCAGGCATCGTATGAGATACATATTACACGAGACAATAAATCATCATCAACATACTACTTACTTTTCGTTGATGATCAAGTAATCGGATTCAACGGAGATACACATGTACACAGGAAAGAATTACCCACCACTTTATTTTCTGAACTTGTGCATAAACTCCCAATACACCAATAAATAACAGATAAACTAAAAGAGGATAACGAATGTCAAATGGAACGATGATCGTCAAGCGTGACGGTACAAAAGAACACCTTAACATAGATAAAATTCACAAAGTAGTGGAGCATGCATGTGAAGGTTTAGCAGGTGTAAGCAGCAGCCAAATTGAAATGAATGCAAATATTCAATTTTATGATGGCATGAGCACTAATGAAATTCAAGAAGTATTAGTACGTAGTGCAAACGATCTTATTTCGTTAGATGTACCAAATTATCAATATGCGGCAGCAAGGCTGCTAGGTTATGGCGTGAACAAGATGGTGTTTGGTGAGTACAATGCAATTACACTACAACAAAATATTGACCGCAATATCGAACGTAATGTATATGATGCAGAGATTTTAGAAAAGTATACAGCAGATGAGATTGCTACGCTTGACAGCTACATTCGACACAAGCGTGATGAAAACTTTACCTATGCAGGCTTGCGTCAAGTAGTAGACAAATATTTGTGTCAAGATCGTTCCAGCGGCGAAATATTTGAAACTCCACAGTTTATGTATATGATGATCGCAGCAACACTATTTGCTAACTATCCAGCAGAAACACGTATGCATTACGTAAGAAGATACTACGATGCGACTTCATTGTTTAAAGTCAATATCCCAACGCCTGTTATGGCAGGAGTGCGTACACCAGTACGTCAATTTGCTAGTTGTGTACTAGTTGATAGTAATGATACTCTTGACTCCATTTTTGCTAGTGATATGTCTATCGGACGATATACCGCGCAGAGAGCAGGAATTGGAATTAATGCTGGGCGTATACGCGGTGTTAACAGCAGAATCAGAGGCGGAGAAGTAGCACACACAGGTATTGTTCCGTTTCTAAAGAAGTTTGAATCAACGGTGCGTTGTTGTACACAGAATGGTGTACGCGGCGGCAGTGCTACTACCCATTTTCCGTTTTGGCATCAAGAGATTGAAGACATCCTTGTACTAAAGAACAACAAAGGCACAGAGGACAACAGAGTACGTAAGTTAGATTATTCAATTCAGCTTAACAAAACTATGTATGAAAGATTGTTAACTGGCGGCGACATAACTCTTTTCTCGCCACATGATGTTCCCGGATTGTACGAAGCATACTTTGGTGATCCAGAAGCGTTCCAAGAGCTTTATGAAAAGTACGAACGTGCTACCAGCATTAAAAAGAAAGTAGTGCCAGCAATGGAATTGTTTTCAGCATTAATTAAAGAACGTGCTGAAACAGGACGTATCTATATTATGAATGTAGATCATTGTAATACACACAGCTCATTCAAAGACACAGTGTACATGAGTAACTTGTGCCAAGAGATTACACTGCCAACTAAGCCACTAGAACACATTGATGATGAAGAAGGCGAAATTGCGCTATGTATTCTAAGTGCTATTAATGTAGGCGTTATTAAAAGTTTAGACGACTTAGAAGAGCTCTGTGAGCTAGCAGTACGTGCTTTAGAAGAGATTATCGATTACCAAAAGTATCCAATCAAAGCCGCAGAAATTAGTACAAAAGCAAGACGATCACTGGGTGTAGGTTATATTGGACTAGCACATTATCTTGCCAAGAACAAAGTACAATATAATGATCCACAAGCTTGGAAACTGGTACACGATCTTACAGAATCATTCCAGTATTACTTGTTAAAAGCCAGCAACAAATTAGCGCAGGAGAGAGGAGCTTGTGAGTACTTTAATCGCACTAAATACAGTGATGGCATTATGCCAATCGACACTTACAAGTCAGATGTCGATAACATTGTAGCAAACGAGTTAAATTATGATTGGGCATCTCTTAGGAAAGACATATTGGAATTCGGACTTAGGCACAGCACTTTGTCCGCACAAATGCCTTCGGAGAGCAGTTCCGTTGTGTCGAACGCAACAAACGGAATCGAACCACCTAGAGGCTACTTGTCCGTTAAGAAGTCCAAGAAAGGGCCTCTTAAACAGATTGTTCCACAATATCAAAGCCTTAAGGCGCACTACACCTTGCTGTGGGACATGCCTAGCAACGAAGGTTATATCAATGTAGTTGCAGTAATGCAAAAGTTCTTCGATCAAGCTATTAGTGGCAACTGGAGTTACAATCCAACACACTTCCCAGATAATGAAGTGCCAATGAGTGTTATGATGCAAGATTTATTAAACACATACAAGTATGGATGGAAGACTTCATACTATCAGAACACTTATGATTACAAAACTGATCCAAGTGAACTAGAAGATGACAAACCAGAAGAAGCACTAGCACCCAGTGAAGTTGACATGACAGAGGATGCTGACTGCGATGCATGTGCAATCTAAATGGTTGACAACAGGCGCATACTAGCATATACTTGTTAGTATGCGTCACACAGATATACATAGGAAGTAAGATGGCAAAAACAGTTTTTAATAAAGAAAAAGTAGACTTCACAAAGCAGAATATGTTCTTTGGTGAAGATCAAAACACACAGCGTTACGATACATTTCGTTTCCCTGTGTTTGACAAACTTAACCAAACAATGCTTGGTTATTTTTGGCGTCCTGAGGAAGTAAGTCTACAAAAAGACAGAGCAGACTTTGCTAACTTCCGTCCAGAACAAAAGCATATTTTTACAAGCAACTTAAAATATCAAACACTGCTCGATAGTGTCCAAGGACGTGGTCCATGCCTAGCATTTTTGCCGCATGTTTCACTTCCTGAACTAGAAGGATGTATTGTTACTTGGGACTTCTTTGAAACAATCCACTCACGTAGCTATACACACATTATGAAAAATGTGTATGCTGACCCAAGTGAAGTATTTGATACTATCTTAGATGATGAAAAGATTATCGCTCGTGCAACAAGTGTTACTAAACACTATGATGAGTTTACTGAAGCCGCTGATGCATTTAATCACAGAGGTGAAGGCAGTGCATACGAAGTTAAGAAAAAACTTTATATGGCAATGATGACTGTAAACATTTTAGAAGGATTGCGTTTCTATGTAAGTTTTGCTTGTACGTTTGGTTTTGGCGAACTAAAACTAATGGAAGGCTCTGCAAAGATTATTAGTCTTATTGCTCGTGACGAAGCACAGCATCTAGCACTAAGCACACACGTATTGAAGTTGTGGGCACAAGGCAAAGACGATCCAGAGATGGCTAAGATTGCTAAAGAGTGTCAAGAAGATGTATACGAACTATGGCGCGAGTGTGTTCTAGAAGAAAAGGACTGGGCTGACTATCTATTTAAAGATGGATCAATGATTGGACTTAATGCTGCTCTGCTTAACCAATATGTAGAATATATTGCAAACCGCAGACTTAAAGCACTTGGCTTTAACGCAATCTTTGATGCTCCAGTAAACACTAACCCACTACCGTGGACACAACATTGGTTAAGTAGCTCAGGGCTACAAGTTGCTCCACAAGAAACAGAAGTTGAGTCTTATGTGATCGGTGGTATCAAACAAGATGTAACAACAGATTCAATTAAAGGATTTAGTTTATAAAATGGAATTACTATTAACAGTCATTATTTGGG